CAGCCTGCACTACAGTACCAGTTGCTCGCACATTTCCAGACGCTCCAGCGGAATTAAAAGTTAGCTGCCCTCCCTTGGAAAAGACACCCAAGGAAGCAAAATTTTCCGAAGTGCTGACCATTGTAACCAAGAACTATGGTCGGTATCACGAATGCAGTACACAGAACGAAGCCTGGCAACGTTGGTACGAAACACAAAAAAAGATTTTTCAAGAAGTAAAATAAAATAACTGGAGTAAGTATATGGCGCCTACGGCACATGAAATTAAAATAGATCTATCGCGCGATGCATTGTTTGATGAACTAGGCATCAAAAGACTGCGCGAGAGTTACATGAAAGACAGCGAGGCCAGCCCTCAGGAGAGATTTGCATATGTTTCAAAGGCATTTGGCAGCAACAATGAGCATGCTCAAAGGTTGTATGAGTATAGTAGCCGTCACTGGTTATCTTATAGCACTCCTATTCTGTCTTTTGGTCGTAGCAAGCGTGGGTTGCCTATCAGCTGTTTTTTACCTTATCTGGACGATTCCGCAGAAGGCCTGGTCAATACACTTTCCGAAGTAAACTGGTTGAGCATGCTGGGCGGTGGAGTTGGAATTGGTCTGGGAATCCGCAGTGCCGACGACAAGAGCGTGGGCATCATGCCTCATCTACGCACCTATGATGCGTCAAGTCTGGCCTATCGTCAGGGACGCACACGTCGTGGCAGCTATGCTGCATATCTGGACATCAGCCATCCCGACATCATCAATTTTCTGGAAATGAGAAAGCCCACGGGCGATCCCAATATGCGCACCATGAACCTGCATCATGGCATCAACATCACCGACGATTTCATGCTGCTGATCGAGCAGAGCATGCTGGATAAAAACTTCGACGACAGCTGGCAACTCAAGGATCCGCACAGCGGTGAAGTCAAAGAGGTGGTAAGCGCTCGCGAACTCTGGCAGCGTATTTTGGAAATGCGCATGATGACTGGTGAGCCATATCTGCACTTCATTGATAGCAGTAATCGCAGCATGCCCGAGTTTCAGAAAAAGCTGGGGCTGAAGATTCAGCAAAGCAATCTGTGTTCAGAAATTATTCTGCCCACGGACAAAACTCGCACCGCGGTCTGCTGTCTGAGTTCGCTGAATCTAGAATACTACGACGAGTGGAAGAACGACCCCTTGTTCCTGGCCGATGTTGCTGAAATGCTGGACAATGTTCTGCAGTATTTTATCGATCATGCGCCCACCAGCATCAAACGTGCAAAATACTCGGCCATGCGCGAACGCAGCATCGGCGTAGGCGCACTGGGCTGGCATGCTTATCTGCAGAAGAACAACATACCCTGGGAAAGTGCTCAGGCAGTTGGCCGCAATCATCAAATCTTCAAACACATCCGCGGAGGACTAGATGCGGCTAATCAGAATCTTGGAACGCTTAGGGGTGAAGCACCTGATGCTGCTGGCACTGGTCAGCGTTTCAGTCATCTCATGGCTATTGCTCCAAATGCTAGCAGCTCTATCCTCATGGGAAATACTAGCCCTAGCATCGAGCCTTTGCGTGCTAATGCTTACCGCCAGGACACTTTATCGGGTTCTTCGCTGAACAAGAACAAATGGTTGGATGCTATCATCAAGGACAAATGCAATGCAGACCCTAAAATGGACTATAACGAAATCTGGAGCACCATCATCGCCAACGATGGAAGCGTTCAGCATCTCACCGATGTGCTGGACGACTGGCAACGAGACGTATTCAAGACCAGCATGGAAATCGATCAGCGATGGCTTGTACAGCATGCCGCGGACCGTCAAGCCTACATTGACCAGGCCCAGAGCCTTAACCTATTTTTTAGACCCGACGCCAATGTTAAATATATTCATGCAGTACATTTCCAAGCATGGAAGGCCGGGTTGAAGACTTTATACTATTGCCGCTCAGAAAAGATTGGCAAAGCCGACAAGGTGGCTCGCAAAATTGAGCGCCAGGTCATTCAGGAAATTGATCTCAAGGCCCTGGCCGAAGGCAATGAGTGTCTGGCCTGCGAGGGATAATGGAACTCATCGGTGACAGCGACACTCTGGATAAAATACAACCCACGGACCTCTGGGTCCTGGACAAGTTTATCTTATCCAAACGTCTGGGCTATCACTGTGGGCCAGCCGGAGTCATGCCCGAGGCCTCGGGCAGATACATTGTCCGCCCCTGCGTCAATCTAAGGATGATGTCCAGGGGAGCCAGTTTCATGCAACTGGAATCCGACCAGGACAGCATACCCGATGGTTATTTCTGGTGTGAGGTATTTCAGGGACGACATCGAAGTTTTGATTACCACCATGGACGACAAAGTTTAGCAGTAGAGGGTTTTAGAAATGATCCAGATCGCTTGGATAGATTCAGTCAGTGGAGCAAGATTGACGATGTGTTCTCCTTGCCAGCTGTACTGCAACAAGTAGCAGACAGGTATGAATGGTTCAACATAGAAACCATAGGTGACAACATCATAGAAGCACATTTCAGATACAACGATGATTTTGCCAATCATGATTCTACAACAATTATACCTGTCTGGAAAGAACAGTTTTATCACAGTCCCGCTGGCGACAGACTGGGATTTTTATTAAAATGAAAGAGAACAAAAAATGAAACGAATATTAAGATTCACAGCTAGTTGGTGCGCACCCTGTCAGGGCCTGGCCATGACTTTGGGCGAGATAGATAGTAAGCCTCTTGTTGAAGTAATCGACATTGATGTCCATCCAGAGGTTGCCAAGGAATATGGCATCCGTGGTGTGCCAACCCTGGTGATGCTGGACGAAAATATCGAAATTAAACGCATGAGCGGCACCAAGACAAAAACAGATTTAGAGCAATGGCTCGTTAACTAAAAGGAAAAATTATGTCAAATCAATATCAACGCTTCGAAGAACTTTTAGCAGCAGCTAAACCTGACTTTGAAAAGTTCTATGACAAGGAAGTCAATGCCGCGGGTGGCCGAGTTCGCAAACATCTGCAGGAGCTGGCCAAGTTGTGCAAGGAAGTACGCAACGATGTAACCGCAGTTAAAAATGCACGTCTAGAAGCCAAGGCAGCAAAGTAAATGGCAACCATTGGTCTCCCCAGCAACTACCGACCCATTGTCACGGAATACACCAGTGAGTCTGGCGACGTCTTAAAAATCACGGATCGCGAACATCAGAATCTCAGCAACATGGTTCAGATGGGCGTGTTTGGCAACATCTGGGTGCATGGACATCACCTGGTCAAGGCCGGCGACGTAAATCCTGGTCATAAACACAACTATGATCATGTCACCATGCTGGCTCAGGGGTCGGTGAAATGTGAAGTCGAAGACGATGATGGCAACATCGAAGTTCGCGATTTCCATGCTCCCACCTTCATTGTCATCGACAAGGATCGTCGTCATCGGCTGACTGCTCTGGTAGACAATGTCTACTTCTACTGCGTGTTTGCTCTACGAGATGAACATGGCGAAGTCACTGACCTGTACAGCGGTGATCATTCACCGTATTATGCACGCCAGGGGTAGAAGGTCATTGACATCAGTCACCGACTACTCTATAATAGAAAAATAACAAAGGCATTAACGACATGGCACCGAAAAAAGAAAAATTAAAGTTAACCGATCAGCGCAACTACTTCAAGCCCTTTGGTTACCCCTGGGCCTATGATGCCTGGCTCAAACACGAACAGAGTCATTGGCTGCACACCGAAGTGCCCATGCTGGAGGATGTCAAGGACTGGAAGACAAAACTAAATGACGACGAAAAAAGATTCCTTACCAACATTTTTAGATTCTTTACTCAGGGTGACATTGATGTGGCTGGTGGTTACGTTACTAATTACCTTCCCTATTTTCCTCAGCCTGAAGTAAGAATGATGCTCATGGGCTTTGCTGCCCGCGAGGCTCTGCATGTAGCAGCCTACAGTCACTTAATTGAAACTCTGGGCATGCCCGAGTCAACCTATTCTGAGTTTGCCGACTACGTGGAGATGAAGGACAAGCACGACTATGTGCTGGATATCAGTTCCAAGAATGGAACCACAGAGTCAACTGCAACCCACATCGCCGTGTTCAGTGCCTTCACTGAAGGGATGCAGTTGTTCAGTTCATTCATCATGCTGCTGAACTTTCCGCGCACAGGCAAGATGAAGGGCATGGGTCAGATCATTACCTGGAGCATCGTAGATGAAACTCAGCATTGTGAAAGCATGATCAAGTTGTTCAGAGCCTATGTCAACGAAAATCCGGAGATTTGGAACGATGAGCTTAAAGGGAAGATTTACACGATTGCGGAGAAGATGGTGGACCTTGAAGACCGATTCATTGATCTATCTTTTGGCATGGGCGGCATAGAGGGCTTGACTGCTGCCGAAGTCAAGGAATATATACGTTATATCGCTGATCGCCGACTCATTGCTCTAGGACTCAAGGGAATCTTCAAACGCAAGAAGAACCCACTGCCCTGGGTTGAAGAAATGATCAACGCACCTACCCACACCAACTTCTTTGAAAACCGCGCCACAGACTATGCCAAGGGTGCATTGAGCGGCAACTGGGACGACGTCTGGGCGAAATAAACTACTAGGATACATTATGACAGTGAAGTTTTTATTTGTTAATACTCGACCCGCGCAGTGCAGCATCTACAAATCTGGAGTACAGGTATTCGATGTTCTAGACAACAGTCCGTACTGGAACATCGACTACTGTGAAATCCAGGAGCTGGATCGGGACGCTCTTGACCGAGGTGAGATCATGATTGAGGGGCTGCTCATCGACAAGTATGATGCCTACATCTTCAACTATCATGACATCACCATGCGTGGCATTGAAAAGTTAGACAGCCGAGTTTTACAGAAATTGCCTGGTCCTATCTTCAGCATCATACTGGAAATGACCAAGGACAATCCATTGCCCCGATTG